AGCGGTGCTAAAGTTTTAGGAACTGATACATTATTAAAATGGGAACTTGCTGAAAACATGTCAAGACCTTATGCTGATACAACAAAAGTTGAAATGAATTATTCTATATGCGCGCCACGTATGTACAAAGGTAGAATTGATTCATTGGTTAGTAAGTGTATTGGCTTTGCTGATATGATTCAAATAACACATTTAAAACTGCAGCAAGTTTTATCTCGTATGGTACCAGATGGTGTATATTTAGATATGGACGGCTTAGCTGAAGTTGATCTTGGTAATGGTACTAATTATAATCCTGCCGAAGCTTTAAACATGTATTTCCAAACAGGTTCTATTGTTGGTAGATCACTTACGCAAGATGGTGAAATTAATAGAGGTAAAGTACCTATTCAAGAATTACAAAGCAGTAGTGGTGGCGCTAAAATACAAAGTTTAATTACTACGTATCAATATTATTTACAAATGATACGTGACGTGACCGGACTTAACGAAGCAAGAGATGGTAGCTTGCCTGATCGAAATACGTTAGTTGGATTACAAAAGTTAGCAGCTACTGCTTCAAATACAGCTACTAGACATATAAATCAATCAAGTTTATATATAACTCTTAGAATAGCTGAAAACATTGCTTTAAAAATAGCAGATGCTTTAGAGTTTCCATTAACTGCAGAGTCATTGAAAAACTCAATATCTGCTTTTAATGTTGAAACATTAAGACAAGTAGAAGATTTAAACTTACACGATTTTGGTATATTCTTAGAATTAGAACCAGACGAAGAAGAGCAAGCTAAATTAGAGGCTAATATTCAAGTTGCTTTACAATCAGGTAATATTGATTTAGATGACGCTATAGATTTACGTCAAATAAAAAATATTAAACTTGCTAATCAAATGCTTAAAATTAAGCGTAAGAAAAAGCAAAAACAAGATATGCTTACTCAGCAGTCTAATATACAAGCTCAAGCAGCTGCTCAAGCTGAAACTGCTGAAAAAACAGCTATGGCTGAAGTACAAAAGCAAGAAGCAATATCAGGATCTAAGGTTCAATACGAGCAGGCTAGAACTGAAATGGAAATTAAAAAAATGGAAATACAGTCTCAGCTTGACCAACAAAAAATGCAAATGCAACATCAGTTTGACATGCAATTAAAGCAGATGGAAACTCAAATGCAAACGCAAAAAGAAAATCAAAAAGAAGATAGAAAAGACAAGCGTATAAAAATTGAAGGTACGCAACAGAGTGAAATGATAAGCCAAAGAAAAAATGATGGTATACCTTTAAACTTTGAACAACAATCGGAGCAAGGCGCACAAGCGTTTATGTAAATGTTTATTTAATTATTTAATTATATTATATTATGTCAGAAGTAAAAACAAATGAACCTGTTAAACAGGAAGGTGACTTTAAATTAAAAACAAAGAAAACACCTAAAAAATTAAACGAAACTAAAGATAATATTACTAAAGTAAATATTAATCAAAAAGAACCTTTGGTAGAGTTAGAAAGTAACATTACTAAAGTAGAAATAAAAAAAGAAGACGATGCCATTCAAATCGGAGAAGCAAAGGAGGTATCTGTGGAAGAACCATCCGGAAATAGCGCAGAGGTGGGAAAACCTGTACAAGAGTCCAACGAGACTACTGAAGGGTTTTCTCCGATCCAAGAAGTAACAGAAGCTGAAGTTAAACAAGTTGAAGCTGAAGTTAAAGAAGCTATAAGAGATGAAAAAGTATTAGGCAAACCATTGCCAGAAAACATTGAAAAGCTAGTTGCTTTTATGGAAGAAACTGGTGGGACAATAGAAGATTATACTCGTCTTAATGCTGACTATAGCAATGTAGACGATAAAACTCTTATTAAAGAGTATTACAAAAAAAATAAACCTTATTTAGATTCTGAAGATCTTGATCTTTTGTTAGAAGATTTTGACTACGATGAAGACATAGATGAAGATAAGGATATACGCAAAAAGAAACTTGCGTTTAAAGAAGAAGTTGCAAAAGCCAAAAACTTTTTAGAGGAAACCAAGAGTAAATATTACGACGAGATCAAGTTGAGACCGGGCGTTACTCAGGAACAACAAAAAGCTATGGATTTTTTCAATAGATATAACAAGGAGCAAGAACAAGCTGAGCAACAGCATCAAATGTTTAAAGATAATACAAAAAAGCTTTTTAGCGATGATTTCAAAGGTTTTGATATCAGTGTTGGTGAAAAGAAATATAAGTATAACATTCAAAACAAAGATAAAGTTGCAGAAAACCAGTCTAATATAACAAACCTCGTTGGGAAGTTCCTAGACGAATCTGGTAATGTTAAAGACGTTAATGGTTATCACAAGGCTATGTATGCTGCTGAAAACGTAGATAAGATTGCCTCTCATTTCTATGAGCAAGGAAAAGCAGACGCTGTAAAAGAAGTTGTAAACAAATCTAAAAACCTTACTGACACTAAAGCTAGGACTAGTCAAGGAGATGTGTTTATTGGCGGATTTAAAGTTAAAGCTATTTCAGGTGCTGATTCTACAAAACTTAAAATAAAAACTAAAAAATTTAACTAATAAAAACTTAAAATTATGAGTTTAACTCCTCAATTTGGTAAAATTGTTCCATCTCAAAGTCAAGAGTTATTGAACAGTAATTACCTACAATTTGACAATACTGCAGGTGGTGCATATGATGCTACAAAAACAAGCACTTTCGCACAGCAGTATTTGCCTGAAATTTATGAACAAGAAGTAGAGCGTTATGGAAACAGAACGTTATCTGGATTCTTAAGAATGGTTGGCGCTGAAATGCCAATGACATCTGATCAAGTTATTTGGTCTGAACAAAATAGATTACACATTGCATATGATGGATGTACTCTACCAGGTGGTGCTCCTCAGTTAACTATTAAAGTTAACAATGTAGCAGGTACAACAAACGTTATTTCACCTAGAGCTACTGTTGTTGTTTTAGATCCAGCTACTGGTCTTGAAGAAAAATGTTTAGTAACTGATTCTAATACCACTACTGGTGTTATTACTGTACAACCTTATACTCTTGCTAATCTTAATACTTTTACAACTACAGGATTAAAAGTATTTGTTTACGGTTCTGAGTATGCGAAAGGTGGTAAAATTGACACTGGCGCTGTTGGCGCTAACACTGGAACTCAATACGTAAGTGTTGAGCCTTCTTTCCAGCAATATGCTAATTCACCAATTATCCTAAAAAGCCAATACGTAGTATCTGGTTCTGATATGGCTCAAATTGGATGGGTTGAAGTTGCTACTGAAGATGGTGCTTCTGGATATTTATGGTACTTAAAAGCTGAGTCTGAAACAAGACTACGTTTTGAAGATTACTTAGAAATGTCTATGGTTGAATCTGAAAAAGCAACTGGTGCTGCTGCGGCTTCTGCAAACGGTAGTGAAGGTTTATTTGCTGCTATTAATGATCGTGGTAATGTACAAGTAGGGTTTACAGCTGCTGCTGGACTTGATGATTTTGATGCTATTTTGAAAAACTTAGATACTCAAGGTGCTATTGAAGAAAACATGCTTTTCTTACAAAGACAAACTGCTCTTGATTTTGATGATATGCTAGCTGCGATCTCTGGTGGAACTGCCGGAGGTACTGCATTTGGATTATTTGAAAACTCTGAGGAAATGGCATTAAATCTTGGATTTAGTGGTTTCCGTAGAGGATCTTACGATTTCTACAAAACTGATTGGAAATACTTAAATGATGCTTCAACTCGTGGCGCTATCGACGGAATTAATTCTATCGAAGGTGTTTTAATACCTGCTGGAACATCAACAGTATACGATCAAGTATTAGGAACTAATATCCGTAGACCTTTCTTACACGTGCGATACAGAGCTTCACAAAGTGATGATCGTCGTATGAAGTCTTGGTTGACTGGTTCTGCTGGTGGTGCGTTTACATCTACATTAGATGCTATGGAAGTAAACTTCCTATCTGAAAGATGTTTAGTAACACAAGCTGCTAACAATTTTGTATTATTCAAAGGAATCTAATAATGATTCAAACTTAATAATATCCCCGTCTTCGGGCGGGGTATTATTTTTATAACTATTTAATTTTATTATATTATGGCTAAAAAAGCTAAAGCAGAAACTATTGAGGTTGCACCTCAAGAAGTGGCAGTAAAAACTGCTCCTAAACCCACAAAACCAACGTGGGAAATTAAAGATAGAATTTATTATTTAAAAAATAGTAAATCTCCTCTTACTTTCACAATACCTGGAAAGCATACTAAAAAACACGCATTACTTTATTTTGATGAAAAAACAGGTAAGCAAAGAGAAATTAGATATGCTACTAACCAAGATTCACCTCTTGTAGACGAGCAAAAAGGTGAAGCAACTTTAGGTCATATTATTTTTAAAGATGGTGATTTAAAAGTGCCAAAAGAAAAACAAAATCTACAAAAACTACTTTCTTTGTATCACCCTTTAAAAGGTAGAATGTATGAAGAGTTTAGCGCTGTGCAAGAAGCTTCTGATGATTTAGATATTTTAGATCTTCAAATTGACGCTTTAAATGCAGCTAGAAACATGGACGTAGATCAAGCAGAAGCTATTTTAAGAGTTGAAAAAGGCTCTGAAGTAAATAGCATGAGTTCTAAAGAACTTAAAAGAGATTTGCTTATATTCGCAAGAAATAATCCTGGATTATTTATTAATTTAGCAAATGATGATAATGTTCAATTGAGAAACGTAGCTATTAGAGCTCAAGAAGCTGGAATAATAGCTTTATCTCAAGACCAAAGAACATTTACATGGGGATCAAACGGTAGAAAATTAATGAACGTACCTTTTGATGAAAACCCTTACTCAGCATTTGCTGCTTTCTTAAAAACAGATGAAGGTGTTGAGATCTATAAATCTATAGATAAAAAACTATAAAAACAAGTGATACTATAACAGAGGCGGTTTCGGCCGCCTTTATAGTATAATAAAAAATTAATAATGGCGGTAAATATAAACACAGTATATCAAACAGTCTTGTATATTTTAAACAAAGAGCAAAGAGGTTATATTCCACCAGCTGAATTTAATAGTTTAGCAGCACAAGTACAAGACGAAATATTTCAATCATACTTTCCTGATGGTAATCAAGTAAATAGACTAAATCAAAACAATACACAAAACGATACGGAGTTTTTTAACATGTTTAAAGATATTAGTTATAAACTATATCCTTTTGAAAGAGAAATTCCTTTTTCTTATGATGCAACTATAGATGGATGGTCAACTCAAGGTATGAACATTTATAAGATAGGTAATATAACGGCTACATATGATAGAGCTAACGTAGGTCCAATTCAATTGCAAAATATAACACAATCTGATTGGCTAGGTGGAGCTTCAATAAATCCAATAGTACAATTAACTTCTAAGAGTGATTATGATAAAATAACAAGATCTAAGTTAACCGCTCCAACACAGCAATATCCTATATGTTATACTACACACGTTCTTTATAATTCGACTGGCCAATACCAAACAGGTAGTTTACTTTTAAAAATATCTCCTCTTCCAAACTCTGTTAGTGTTAACTGCTTAATGTCGCCTAATAGACCTCAATGGAATTTTACAGTAGGTTCTCTTGGGCAATACATATATAGCGGATCTTCTATTAATTTTCAATTAGATATTTCTGAAAAAACAAATATAATAACAAACATATTAAAGTATGCTGGAGTTATAGTAAATGATCCTACTGTTATACAAGTAGCAGAGCAAGAGGCTAAGTCTGTAGAAATTAACACAAAATCTTAAAAAATGAGTTATACGGCAAACGCGAGTAGTTTAACAACAGAAACAAACCAACAGTATTATCAAGGTGCTCAAGTGTTCTTTTCTAACGCAAACCTACCTAATCCAAACGTGCAAGTGTTTACTACTACGTTTAACACTGATTTAATGTATGGAGATCATAATCCTACTAATGTAAAGTACGCGCTAAATAATTTTAAATTATATACTAGTGCTACTGGTTTACCAGGTTCTTTTACAGAATACACATCAGCTTATACTGTTCTTAATAATGCTATAACACTAACAGGATTAGCCGCTTCAACATATGTAGTCGTGCAGTTAAAAACATTAGACGGTGGTAATTATGGTAATCAAGATGCTATTGGAACTACTGTAGAAGAAAATTATGGTGGCTACGAATACTTAAGTTTAGGCGATATTTGTGATAACTTTATGGTAGGTTATGTTGGTGATGGAAAAATATTACAAAACGCTAAGAAATCTGATGTATTGTTTTTTGCTAAAAGATCTTTACAAGAGTTTAGCTATGATACTTTAAAATGTATATATTCACAAGAGCTTAACGTGCCTCCTAGTTTAAGTTTGCCATTACCTCAAGACTACGTAAACTATGTTAGAGTTTCTTGGATAGACCAGCTTGGTATAAAAAGAATTATATATCCAACAAACAATCTTACAACAAGTCCTTACAGTAACCCTATACAAGATAACACAGGGATTCCAACTCAAGATAATTTTGGCCAAACACTTGAAGGAGATTCTATAACAGAAGATAGATGGAAAACAGCCAACGATACAGTAATAAGTCAAACGTTTTTTAATAATATAGATGACTATGCTTATTGGGCTAATTATTATGGATTTGATAATAGCATTTTCTACGGTCAACAATACGGTTTAGAACCTCAATACTCACAAGTAAATGGCTGGTTTAACATGAATGAAAGAGAAGGCAAGATAAGTTTCTCTAGTAGTTTAGTTGGAAAATTAATAGTCTTAGAATATATATCTGATGGTCTTTCTAGTAATGGCAGTAGTAAAATACCTAAAATGGCAGAAGACGCTCTTTATGCATCTATACTATATAACATAGTATCTACGCGATCTGGCCAACAAGAGTACACTGTTCAAAGATTGAAAAGAGATAGATCAGCTAAGCTTAGAAACGCTAAAATAAGATTATCAAACATAAAACTAGACGAAATAGTTCAAGTAATGCGAGGTAAATCTAAATGGATAAAACACTAAAATTTAATGGCTAAAGCTCAAAATACTTTCTTAAAGTCTAAGATGAATAAAGACTTAGACGCTCGTATACTACCAAATGGTGAATATAGAGATGCTATAAATGTTCAAATAAGTAAATCAGAAGGAGCACAAGTAGGTAATTTAGAAAATGTTTTAGGAAACACTTCCGTTTTAAACATTCAAACAGTAACAAATACAACAGACTTAGTTTGTATAGGGAATTTTGCTGATGAAATAAATAGTACTGTTTATTTATTTTTAACTGATTATACCGACACTACACCTGACGAGCCAAATTACAGTCCAACAAATGGATCTTGTATAATATCTTACAATGTTCTTTCTGGTTCTTCTGTTGTTTTAGTTAAAGGTGGTTTTTTAAATTTTTCAACTACTAATTTAATTACAGGTATAAACATATTAGAAACATTATTATTTTTTACAGATAATAGGAATCAACCTAGAGTTATAGATGTTTCTTTAGCTAATCCAAACAATCTATCACAACCAATATATTACTCTAGTGAAGACTCTATATCAGTAGCTAAATATAATCCTTATCAAACTATAGAGCTTTGGCAAAAAAGTATTTTAGGTCAAAGTGCTTCAGTGCCTTACGAAACTACTATGAAAGATGTTAGTAGTAAATTTCTTCCAAATGGTGGATTAGGTACAAGACTAGGACCTTACACTGGATCCGCAAGTATATTGTTAGACGCAGGGACAGTAGCTGGAGATATATTAAATCCATTAAACCCATCAGGAGGTTTTACTAGAGTAGGTTATATAACTTCTTCAGGTGGAGATATAGTTATTATAAGCGGAGCAACTGTAGCCTCTACCTCTTATAATTCTAGCGCAAATAAGTGGACAATAAATATAAGTGGTGGTAATTTTCCTAGCATACCTAGCAACGAAACATATCAAATAATAATAAATCCTAACCCGTATTATAACTCTACTTTTTCAGGTGATCCTGATTATTTAGAAGATAAATTTGTTAGGTTTAGTTACAGATATAGATTTGAAGACAATACTTATTCTATATTTGCTCCATTTACACAAACAGCTTTTATACCTAAGCAAGATGGTTATTTTATGTATGTAGATCAAGCAGGTGTTCAAGACGTTGATGATGAATCAGAAACATATAGAAGTACAGTAGTTTATTTTGTAGAAAATAAAGTTAATAGTATAGATCTTAGAATACCATTACCGTATTTTAATTATGATTTGCAAAATGCTTTAAAAGTGTCTCAAATTGATATTCTTTATAAAGAATCTGACGGCTTAAGTGTTAAAGTAATTGAAACAATACCTGTTAGCGAAATAACTACATCTTCTGGTATATGCTTAGCAGCTGGCGCTCAAACAGTTTCAGCAGGCAGCGCAATAAATGTAGACAATATAAGAGGAGGTATAAATGTAGGATCTAGAGTTATTGGATCAGGTGTTCCTGATAATACTTTTGTAACAAGTTTTACACCTACAGATCCCAGTAATCCTGTAGCTGGAGTATTGATTGTAGATCAAAACGTTGTTTTAGCAGATAATGATTTTATGACTGTTGGAGATATTAGTTATTTTGAATATAACTATAATTCTAGCAAACCCACTAAAACATTACCTGAATCTGAATTAATAAGAGTATATGATAAAGTTCCAGTAAAAGCCTTAGCTCAAGAGGTGGCTGGTAATAGAGTAATGTATGGTAACTTTATAAACAAAAACAATCCACCTGATTTCATAAACTATAATGTAGCGTGCACACCTAAATCTGACTTTACTTTAAATGAAGCTACTGTCGCGTATAGTGGTGGAGCTGCTACGTATTCTGCTGGAAGTACTATAGCTGTCAATGTAAGTAAGGCTCCTGAAGGGTTTTTTGCTGGTATGATAATTACTTGTAATGCAGCTGGGGCTATAATACCAAATGGAACTCTTTTAACTAGCACTAGTAATAACGGTGCTGGTTCTGCGAACATAACATTAGATCAAAATATAACTCTACCTAGCGGATCTGTTGTTTTAATTTTTGAACCAGGTGGTAATGTAGAGACTACAACTAGTATTGTAGAATACCCTAATAGCTCTGTTAAAACAAATAGAAACTATCAAGTAGGTTTTGTACTTTCAGATAGATACGGTAGACAGTCTAGCGTGATATTATCAAACAATAAAGAAACAATAACCGTAGGAGGTATTTCATATTCTGGATCTACTTTGTACTCTCCTTATATAGACAATATTGATAAAGATCAATGGCCTGGTAATTCTATAAAGTTATTAGTTAATGAGCTTATAGCTCCAGACAATTCATACAATGGAAACATTAATAGTGCTTCTTATAATCCTCTAGGATGGTATTCTTATAAAGTTGTTGTTAAACAAACAGAGCAAGATTATTACAATGTTTATCTGCCAGGTATTATGGCTGGTTATCCTGAAGATAATATAATTGAACTTGGAAAAACATCTCATGCTGTTTTAATAAACGATAATATTAATAAAGTTCCTAGAGACTTAAGCGAAGTAGGTCCTGATCAAAAACAATTTAGAAGCTCTGTTCAGTTATTTGGTAGAGTAGAAAACACAAATATAGCTATAAGCACAAATACAGGTGCTAGCAATGAACAGTATTATCCTGAAAGAAGCTCAGATACTGTAAGTTCTATAGCTACAGCTAAAGATCTTTTTGAATATGACGCGTCTAATCCACCTCAACCTAATTACTTTCCACAGTTTTATTCCATAGATTCAAATCCTTTAATAGCTAGAATAAGTACTGAAAAACAAATAGGTGAAATATCTACTACTAACTACGCTCCAGCTTCAGCAAAAGTTAATATTGCTGTTACTAATGGTAATGTGGTTCAGTTAACAAATATTTCTGGGACTGTTAGTCCTAATGATTTAGTTTCTGGAGGAGATTTACCTGAAGGAGTTTACGTTTTTTCTATAAGCGCGGGTCCTCCATTTACAATAACATTAAGACGTGAAACCTCTAATTTTGATACTAATTTAGACGTAGACACTGTTTTAACGTTTACACCATCTTCTAATCCTAGCACAAATCCAACTCCAAAACATCCTGGTATACAGTATTTAGCTGTTTATGAAACAGAGCCTGTAGAAAGTTTATTAGATATATACTGGGAAACATCTACGTCAGGTTTAATATCTGATTTAAATTCTGCTGTTTTAAATAATCAATCCACGCCTGCTGCAGCTAATATCTCAGGGTGGAATGCAGACACTTTTGATGAAGGATTATCGGCGCAGTCTAATATATTGGCACAACCTTTTTCTTTAGTAAATGATTTTGGGCTTGCGATAACATTAGATCCAAGCAACGGAGATTATTTACAGTTATTAGGAGTAATAAATGGACAAGGTGTTAATGTTGCTAATTTTAATCAAGATCCATCATTTCCACTTCCTTTGTATTTTGAATTAGTTGACACTAGTTCTGGAACAACAGGTGTTGGCCCTTGGCAAATTAGAACAACAGACTCAAGTGACATTGCAGATAATTTTTATGATAATATTTTCTTTATGTATAATGAAGAAAATAGTGTTACTAATCGTCTTAGAAATTTTACGTTTCATTTTAGAATACAAGTAAATGGGCAAGTAAGTGATTTATTTGAACAAGCTAATTTAAGCAATGTTAAACCTTTATTTACAAAAATAACCCAAGGTCCTACTACAACAATACCAGGATCTCCATTAACACCTCCATCTATACCTCTATTTCCAAATATTCTTGCTGTTGAAGCTAATAGAGATTCAATAAATATAGCTTTTATAGAATTTCAAAATGGAGCTAACAACCCAGTTTTAGCTAGAAACACCCCTGACTTTATATTAGGAGGAGATCTTAGTCTAATTAGCAATAATCAATTAGGCTACGATGGCATAATAAAGGCAAAAATAGGTAGTAATGACGAGTCCGCTGAAGATGCTTTTTTAGATGGTGAGCCTATATTTAGAATTGAAACCTTCTCGCTTGCATCTGGTCAAATCAACGCTAAATTAATTAACATACAAAGTGAAAATCCTTATTTACAAGCCTTAGTTTACTATGTTACAATAAGAGTCCAAGATGCTGGTGATTTTCAAGATATAATTTTTGAAGTAGACATGAGTTTAGATGTTCCTACAGATGTAATTAAAAATCAAGTAGCTTATACAAATGTGTTGGGTAGTGGCTATCAAGGTTTGTGGAATTCTCAATATGGTGTAGGACCTATATATACATATCCTACTATAGCTGGGCATCCTTATACTTTAATAGATTTAACTGCTGCATCTATACCTGGATTATTACCAGCTCAAAGAGGTTACTACATATATGCTCAAGGTTTTTTTAATACTCCTAATTTTCCTAGTAGTTTTGATACAAGATCTAGGTTTAATAGACCTCTTACTGAATACTCTGGAATACCACAAGATTTATCTTTTGGAGGACCACCTATAGTTTTACCCTGGAATGAACCCAACTCTCAAAACCACAAAATAATAAGAGAATCAGATCCAACTGTTATTAATTTTGGCGGAACTACTCCGATACAAATTTACAGTGAATGCACTCTTTTATCTTCTTCTACTATTGGAACAGCTCCTATTCCGGGAGATGGAGGTAGAACTAGACTTAATGTTCAAGTAGATTCTGGTGTTTTTCCTTTTAATAGTATGCAGGTTTTTGTAGGTGACCCAAACACTGAAGTTCCGAGAAGAGACGCTCAAATTTCTAATGGTGGATGTAGCACCTGCTCAGGAGGTTTACTTAATTTTCAAATGCTAGTTCTTCAAGTTGATGAAGTAAATGGAACTGTTGATCTTTGGGGAAATATTTCAAATGCTTTTAATTTAACAGTAGGTCAAAAAGTTTATTTTCTCGCAGGTAGTTCTAGTTTTTATGCAAATGATTTTGATTTATTACCAAGCGCTCAAAGTTGGTGGAATAATCCTAATGGAAGTTCAGTATATGGAAGCCCTTGGTATTTTTCACAAGATTTAAATAAAGTTAGAAAAATGTTTGAATATTCTGCGTGGACTGGATTAAGGATTCTTTACAATCTTCCTGGAGTAGATGGAGAGTATCAACATTCTTGCCCTACAAATTGTATACATCCAGGATCTACATCAGGTTATCAAACTAACTATCTTAGTAACACATATGCTGGAATAGAATGTGAAGTGCAAGATTATAGTAATTTAAATTTTGAAATAATATAAAAGTAATTTATATTTAAAATAAGTAATAATTAAATATGGCAGGCGCAGTAATAGAAGTTAAATATTTTAACACATTTATACTTAAAAAAGTAAATGTAGGTGATAAACAAGTTTGGAATGGCTCTTTTGGTATACCAGGAGGCACAAACGGTATTGGTGGTTATCCTACTTTTGGCTCTGGTGTTGGTGGTGATTACAGCTGGGCTATTGAAGAATCTAGAATAAGGGGTGGTTATAATAATACAACTGTAGATTTTGGAGCAAAAGCTTATATAGTAGAAGAAGAACCTCAAGGCACTAGAAAATTTAATACTCTTATATACTCTGGTATATTTAATTCTAGAACTGGTATAAACCAAACAAATGTTTTTTCTGTAGGTGAAGATATTACTAAATCTACAGATCCAGCTAATGGTTCTATACAAAAGCTATATGCAGAAGATACTAATTTAAATATATTTCAAGAACTAAAAGTAAGCAGAGCATTAATAGACAAAGATGCTATATACGCCGCTGAGGGTGGAGGAACTGTTACTGCTAGTAATTTAGTAATTGGTGTTATACAACCATATGCGGGTAAATTTGGTATATCTCAAAATCCAGAAAGTTTTGCTACATATGGTTATAGAAAGTATTTTGCAGATCAAAACAACAATGCAATTCTAAGATTATCTAGAGACGGTATTGAAGAAATATCTTCTTATGGAATGAAAGATTTTTTCAGAGACAAACTAAGTGGTGTAAATACTTTTTTTAATATTGGTAAAATTATAGGAGCTTATGACATACGTAATGACGACTATTTATTATCTTTACAAAACAATATTTTTTATAATACTTTAAACTTTGATGAAAAAGCAAAAGGATGGGTTAGCTTTTTTAGTTATTCTCCAGATCAAGCCTTTAGTTTAAGAAATAACTTTTACACAGTAAAAACAGTAGGAGGACAAGCTCAAACAAACGGAGCTGTTACAAGTTCTACTAATTTAGTAATAGATAATGTTCAAAACTTTATCCAAGCAGGATCTATAGTTACAACTTTAGGTTCTGGAATACCTGCAAATACAACTGTAGTAAGCTTTAACGCGACAACAGGTGCTTTAGTTTTAAGTGCTGCTGTTACGCTTGCAAACAATATAACATTAACATTTAGTGGTGTTGCGCAATTATGGAAACATTACGATGAACTAGTCAATAGAAATAACTTTTATGGACAAAATAATAGAAGTAGTATAACTTTTGTTTTTAATCCTAACCCTGTTAAATCTAAAACTTTTAAAACAATAGCTTATGAAGGAAGCAGCGGATGGGAAGTAAGTTCATTTATTTCAGATCCTACTGGATCAAACAGAACTTCTTCAAACACTTTTACAACAAGTAACGATTCTACTTTTAGAATTACAAGCTACGATGAAGGAGAATACGCTATAATAAACACTCAAGCAACAGGCTTAGCGGCATCGACCAATACTACGGTTTTATTAAATACAACTACAGTTACTGGTCAAATATTAACTGGTGGAGATGTTAGTGGTATAGGTGTAATACCAGGAACTCGAGTAGTTTCATACGTTGCTACATCAGGTTTATTAACTGTAGATCAAAATTTAAATATAGCAATAGGAGCAAGTTTAAGTTTTTCTAGTGGAGTTCCTCAATCGCAATATTTAGCTGTTTTTGGAACAACTAACCCAGCGGAACAAAAATACTATGCAGGCTTTAATAGAAAAGAAAATAAATATGTAGCTAACCTGTTTAATAACACTCAAGCTATGCCAGATGAAGTTCATTTTGGAGAGCAAATAGGCGGTATAAAAGGCTTTTATGCTACTGTAAAACTAAGCACAGATACTACAACAGATTTTGGTGGAGAGAAGAATTTATTTGTAGCAGAATCAGAATATATAATGAATAATGGATATTAATAAAAAAAAATAATATGGCACTACCCGCAATAATAGGAATGGGATTTTCATTAGCTGGAGGAATCTTTGGCGCTAGTGCAGCTAAAAGCGCGGCTAGACAAGCAGCTAGAGAAAGAAGCAGACTTCAAGCTAAATTATCAATGTTAGAAAATACGCGTCAAGAAATTATAAATCCTTATGACGCAGTTGAAGATACTTCTAATCTTATAACTAATCCTTTTGCAAATTTAGGAGTAGCTACAAAAGCAGCTGAAATAAAAATAGAAGAAGCTGATCTTGCTTTAGCTAGCACGCTAGATACTCTTAGAGCCACTGGAGCGTCTGCAGGTGGAGCAACAGCCCTTGCTCAAGCAGCATTAAGAAGCAAAAAAGGTGTAGCTGCTAGCATAGAACAACAAGAGTCTCAAAACGAAAAAATGAGAGCTCAAGGCGAGCAGCAAAGACAGCAGCAATTAAGAGCAGAACAAATGAGATTACAGCAAGCTGAAGTAGCTGGTGAACAATTTATGTTTAGTACAAGAGAGCAGAGACAGATGCAGGAGTTAGATAGAACGGCGGCTTTATTAGGCGCGGCAACACAGGCAAATGCTCAAGCTAGAGCTGATCAAACACAAGCTATAACAGGCATGTTCGGTAGTTTAGCACAATTAGCACCGAGTGCATTTGGTAAAACAAGTTAATATGGAAAATAAAAATATAACTACAAATTTACTTCTTAAGCAAATAAATCAAAGTAATGCTATAGCATACAATAATGATTTTTTAGCTCAAAGCTCTGATTATAATTTTAAAATATTAGAGGTTGCCTATGCTGATACAGCTAGAAAATATGCTGCAATAAAAATGGATATAAAAAATAATAATTGCACAACTGGTAATTGTTATTATGAAAATCAAAAACTAAAGCAACTAGAAGAAGCTCCTCAAGTTTCTATTAATTTTATTCAAAACATTTTAGGTGAACTGGCTGTTACAGACACACCTAATTATGATGTAAATAATGATTATAGATATTTAGTTGCAAACTCTATATTTACATCTAAGCCTGGCTTTTCTAAAACAGATGGTTATAAGTTAGATTTATTTTTAAACGATGATGGTACACAAACTATAGTATTTGATGGGCCTATGTTTGAAAAAGAATTAGTTATAAATAGTGCTGCATTAGAATCTATTTTAGAAGCAGATACGTTTTTAGTTACACCTACCCCAGGTATTGAAGCAGAAATGGTAGAACTTTTAGCTCAAGTAGGTATATTTAACTTAGAAGACGTTTTAGAAAATGGTACTTTATCTCCTAACGCTAAAATATCAGAAGAGTTTATTTCTAAAAATGCTGATGGTAGTTTTGATTATATGATTATAGACATTGGAAACGGTAAAGGTAGAAATACTTTGAAATTTGATTTAGATAAAATACAAAGAAAAGTAGATCCTTTTATAAACGCTGAAGTAGCTGGCTTATTGAGTTCTGAGCAACAAGCAGTTGCAGCATGGAACGTTTATATAGCTAAAGGATCTACACCTGAAGAAGATGATCAAATGGTACAAAATGCTAATGCGGCTTCAGATAGTTGGAGTTACGAAAAAGATTTACCATTATCACAAGATAAAAAAACATTGTTTGAAAGCAAATACAAAGAATACTTTATGAACAATTATTTAAAGCAGTTTATAACTAATCAATTACCAACTGTTCAAGAAGATGCTGGAGTATTTGATTTAGAAGAAGCAAGATCTGCTAAAGCACAAAAATTTATTGACGATAACAATTTATAAAATATAATTAAATGAGTCACATTACGTTATTACAGTATATTACTAAACTTCAAAACTTAGGTTTGACAGAGCCACAAGTAAACGCTGCTGCACAAGAGTGGAAAAAAACTCATACACCTGCACAAGGTCAAGAACCATCTGAAGTAATAGAACAAGTTGAAGTTTCTGAAGAGGGAAAGACAAGCGATGTAGGGACACAAGGTGCGAGCCCTACATCAAATACGGAATTAGTACCAGAGAGTTCACCTTCTTTAGATGGACTATCAGCATCACAATCTCCAGTAATAAAAAATCTACTAGCTAGAAATAAAGCTAAAGAAACATACGAAAAAAACGTAAAACAAGTAGGTTTTTTAATAGAAGATCTAAATAAAACAGGAGATTTTACTGATATATACAAGTTTAATGAATCAAATCCAGGATACGTAGATATAGAGGCTATTAAAGAATTTGAAAAAAAGTATAATGATCATCAGGCTAAAGTTCAAAAAGAAAGAGAGAAATATACAACTGTAGTAGATTTTGGTGAAGTGTATGCCCCAGGTGATGGATATGAGTATAAATTTGAAATAAATCAAGATACTAATCAAATTGATTATTATTCTAAATCTGACGGTCAAAAAGATTTTACACTTGTTGATCCTAATTCTAGTGATGATGAAAAAAGATTATTAGCTTTATCTGTTGTAAATAAATTAGGTCATTTAAGCGGCGAGTTAAAAGAGCAAGTAGAAGCTATATTAAAAACAAATAGAATTAAATCTAAAAGATTAGAAGCTGAAGCTAGACAATATCAAAAATACTTAGAGGAACAAAAAAATTCTATACAATTAGTTACAGATACTGGAGACGGAAGAAAAATAATTTCACTAAGTGAAAAAGACGAAAGAGCTTTTAATAATTATTTAGAAAATAATAAAAAGGCTAAGTTGACAGGTATAAAAAGTGACGTTGAATATGAATTTGAATATCCTGTCGTTGAAGAATATTTTAACACCTTAAATATATCAGATCAAGAAAAAAAAGATAGAATAGAAATGTTTAAAATACAAGAAAAATATTCTAAACTATCTAAACAAGTTGAAGATAAAACAGCTTCTTTGCGTCAAATGGATCAAAGAGCAGCTGGACCAGGTTATGCAGCTGTAACTATACCATTGCAAAAATTTAAAAAATCTGAAGAATATAAGCGTCTTTTAGAATTAAATAAAAAATATGGAGGATCTGAAGGTGTAGAAGATGTATTACAACCTACTCCAGAAGCTACAGCTTTATTTGAATCAAAACTTCAAGCAGAATATAACGAACTTAGTGATTATGGTATAGAAGATAAAGTTATATTTAAAAACGTGTTTAGCCAAACAGTTAAAAACGATCCATTTATAGGCGCTAAATTAATAGAATTAAAAATAGCAGCAAGACCTTTATTAAGAGAAAAAGCAAAAGAATTACAAACTAAATACGATACGTCAACTAAAGAAGGTTATGACAATGCCACTAAAGAGTATGAAAATTACTCAAAAGAGTTAATACAAGATAAATTAGAAGCTGATCCAGAATATCAAAAAAGATATAAAGAATTATTACTTGTTGGGGGTTCAGCTCAACAAGACATATTAAGAAAACAACAAAGAGAAAATGATCCTTTTTTTGCCACTTTAGATCTTCTAAAAAAAAGCACTTCTGGTGGAGAGTTAGCTTTTGGAAGTGTCGAGCAGCTACTTAAAACTTTTAAGTCTAATCAAAAAGCTTTTAATGCAATACAATTAGATTTTGCTTCTAGCGACTTAGATGAAACAAAATCAAAAAGAGAGGCTTTAATAAGAGCTGTTAAAGAGGGTAAAATTAGTGGAGATACGGTGCTTGGACGGCGTTTTGCAAGAAAATTTAACGAGGCTGGTAATATCACAATAAATGATCTTATTGAAAGATATGGTGAGGATGTAAAAGAAGATTTAAAAGAAGTTGCTGAACAATTAGACGATCTAGCTGAAATAGAAAAAGCTTTAAAAGGTTATGCAGAAATCGATCAAGATGCCCCATGGTTAGTTAAAACAACTCAACAGTTTGCGGCTTCGGTTCCTTATATGGCTGCTGCTTTAGGCGGTACAGCTGCTACTTATTTTAGCGGAGGAGCTGCAGCACCTCTTATAGCTACTGGAATGAACGTATTAGGCTCTGCGTATATGGGTTTAGATTTTTATGGTCAACAATGGTATGACACTTTTATGCAGGGCGTAGAAAATCAAGCAGAAACAGAAGGTGTTAGTCTTCAAGACATGTCAAGCGATGAAAGAAAAAACTATTTAACTAAAGCTTTAGAAAGCGGAAGATACGACAAATCCGCAGACGCGGCGGCTGCAGCCACTCTTATGACTTTTACTGAAAGATTTGGTTTGCAAAAACAATTTTCAGCATTTGGAAAAGCACTAGGCTTAGGCAAAGACGGTGTTGCTTCTTTAGTAAAGGGTCAGTGGAAACAAGCTGGTAAAAGTTTTGCAAGAGGATTTATAAATAAAACTGGAGCTTATATAGCTGAGTTTGGAACAGAATTTAGTCAAACAACAATAGCCGATCTTCAAAAAGGCTTGTCTTTAGGTTTAGGGAGTGAATATGTAAATTGGAAAAATAGTTGGGAAGCTGGAACTCAAGGAGGTAATGTTGCCCTTTTAATGCCGGGTGTTGCTAGTGTCGTAACTCAGACAGCTGTTGAAGTAAGAAATACTGCTAGAAAATTAGCAATTAATTTTGCCTCTGAAAGTAATTTTGCAAAATCTAGTTTAGCTGTAAACAATTGGTTTAAAATGGCCAATCAAAGGTTAGATACTATTTTTGATAATGGTAATAATCCTGAATATAGCAGAGAGCAATATGAAGCAGATAAAAACGCTATTAGTACTACTTATAATAGCAGACTTAAAATACCAAGTAATGCTACGCCAGAAATAAGAGAACAGTTGTTAGATTTAATGTCTAAAAAAAATGCTCTAGAAATGGAGATAAATAAAATAGACGACAAAGATTTAGCAGCTCCTCAAATACTACAACTAGGCACTGTTAAAAATCAAATACAATCATTAGTTAAGCAAGAAGCTAACATAAAAACCTTAACAACTTCTAAAGCTAGACAAGCGGCTACAAAGGTAGCAGAGCAACTAGGTTATAAATATGAAAACTTTCAAACTCAAGAAGCTATTAATGACAGAGTTGAAGAGTTAATAGCAGAAGGAGCTAAACCTGCAGCAGCTACAGATTATGGTCAAGCTGTAAATTTAGTAGATGGAAGTACTGTAGTATTGATAAACGATAGAGCCGCTGCTCAAGACAATGTGTTTACGACAGATCAACATGAAATATTACACCCTTTTCTTAAGCAAACATTTAAAAATAACCCTGACGCAGCTATAGCATTTGGTAAATCTTTAATGCAGGAAATTATAAGTAATCCTGATATTACTATAAGTCCAAAGTTTGAATCTCAATTCAATGAATACTTAAGCGATGAGAACTATAGCGCTGCAAACACATGGGAGGAAGTTATCCCACTAGTTAGTGAGGCTTTAACAAATGGTGATATAAAAGTAAAAGGTAATTTAAATACAGCACTTGCCAAAATAAAAGAATTTATACAAAAATTACTTGGTAGAGCTAAACAACCTTTAAAAATAAGATTTGATAAAGGATCTGATGTCTTTGCTTTTTTAAGAGACTACAATAAAACAATAGCTAAAGGTGAAGGATTAACACAAGCTCAATTAGATGTAGCTGAGCAAGGTGCAGAAGGAGCTTTAGTTACAGACGCCGCGGCAATAGCCGCAGCTGAAACAGGTGTTGCAGAAGTTGATGCTGCTCAAGAAATATTAACAGAGCAAGAGGCTAATAGAGTAGAACAACAGCCTTTAGCAGCAGCCGCTAAAAAACGTTTAGATCAAAATATAGGATCTGTTGATACAACTCCTGAGCAAGCTATAAGAAACAAAGAGCTAATGCAGAAGATTCTTGAAGGAGACGTTAGCGCTGCAAACACGCTTGTTGAAGAAAACTCTGGTTTAATACTTGGGCCAAAATTATTAAATTTTAATCCAGATATAACGCAGCAAAGTGGAGTAACATCTGAAGATGTTTTACAAGCTGTAACAGACATGATGACACCTGGTATTGTTGATATAGTTTTTACTAAAGAAAAAACAGGTGAGCAAAGAAATAAATCATTAGCAGAAGAATATGCTCAAGAAAAAGGTGAAGTCAGTACTTTCTTAGGAAGATTAGCTAGAAGAAAAAAAGAAATATACGCAGCTGCAGGGCTTAATCCTAATAAATTTAATTTAGTTGATATTGATTCTTCTACTAAACAAATAGCAGACGAAGGATCAGATCCTAAACCTAGACCAGAAAAAGAAGTAGCTACTACACAAGTAGATCCAAGAGAGTTTGGACCTGTTACAGAAGGCAATAAACTTAAAGATGTAGAAAGCATAGTTAAAGTAAATGACAAAAATAGATTAACATTTAAAAAACTAGCTTCTAAATACTTTGACAAAGTTTCACAAGCATTGTTTGGCATGCCTGGTAAAAAAGTAAGAGGTAATGTTAGTTTAAAGTACGCTGATGTTAAGGGTCAACCTAGTTCTTCTGAAGCTAGCAAGCTTCAAAATATTTTTAAAAACGTTGAAGATGTTAGAAGCTTTATTAAAGCTATGCCTCCTTACAATGTTGCTACAGGTCAAACAGTAATAGATAGACAAGGTAAAAAAATAGATGTTTCTAAAGACGTTAGAGGTAGATCTATAGCTATAAACCCTACAGTATTAAAAAAATTCTATCAACCAGTTACAAGGGCTATAGAAGGTATATCAAACAAAAGCGGTAGAAGCTTAGGTAGTACTAGTCAAACCCAGGTATATGAATTAAAGCCAGAGTATAGAGGTAGAATAACAAAACAAACTATAGAGAGTTTACAGAAAAGTCTTGGCATTACTAAAGGACAACTAAGCGTGCCTATTAAAGGAGCGGCTAGAACCGAGTTTGGATCATTACTTACTGGACTATCTAAGATGTATGTAGACAATCTTATAAACACCGTAGGCAGATCTAAGCTTACTACAGACCAAGCTAAAGCAGATACTGGTGCTGGTAAATCTAATGCGCTGGCTAAGAAAAGAAAAGCAGAAAATGTTTTTCAAGCAGCTATAAGTGGCACTGACGCTTTAGGTTTCAATCGTTTTAATTACGACTATGGCAAAGTAATAAGTCAACTAGTAAAAGGAGAAAAAGTAATAGTAAAAGATAAAGACGGAAAAGATGTTGAGGTTGATGTTAAGTCTTTTGATATGAAGACGCCTGAAGGTGTAAAAAGATTTTTAGATTACGCTATAAGTAGCGGTATTACTAAGCGAGTTCCAAGAGAACTATGGACTTCTTTGGCTTTTACAAGTGAAAATCTTTTAAAAGATACTACTAAAAAATCCGGTGAAAAAGTAAAAGAAACTTTACAATTACTAAAAAGCCTACAGGAAGACCCAAGTGATAATGTTTTTGGTGAAATTGAAGGCGCGGTTATATCTCCAACAACAGGTATACCTAGAGGATATGCAGGTAATTTACCTTTTAGAAGCACAATTGAAGCTAGAGAGTGGATAACAGATTCTATAGATGCAGAATACAATAGATTAAAAAACGATAAAGATTTAAATCTTACAGATGCTGAAGCAAGAAAGCAAGCTGAGGCATTATTTCCTAAAAAAGGAAGCTCAGATTTTAATAACTTGTTTACTAAAACAGATGTTTTTACTAATAAGAACAACTTAGAAACTCAATTAGACAATCCAGCTTTTGTAAAAAGTCAAGACGCTAAAATAAATGAATTAAAAAAGTTTTTTAAATTGCTTCAAGACGAAGTAATGAGAGATGCAAATAATAACATTGACTTTCAAGGTGTTGCTTTTGTTGGTGCCATGCTTTCTTCTAGCTCAGCTGGAACTTCTCACTTTTTAAGAAACGCTGCTCCAATGAGGTTTTATCAGGAAGGCTATAGAGATTCTGATATTGGAGGGTCATCTAAAGTAACTATAGAACATACTATGCCTGCTACTTTAGTTGGTAAATATTTATTTATGTCCGCTGTTGAAGGTGATATTGATGCTAAGTTTAAAACCATAAAAGATAATTACGTACAAGGACCTTTATTAGAAGTTGATGACAAAAAATTAAAAGGTAAAAAAGCTAACGGAGAGTCTTTTGATTACAGAGAACAAATGCCTGATTTTTGGCAAGAGACTGACAGTGTATGGGGTAGATATTTTAACTTAAACGTAATTAGAAACGGAGGTGGTATAAATCCTGCCACTATTATGTTTGGAAAAGGTAAGTCTGCGCTAAGTAGATTTAATGTAATGGCTGATGGAACTGTTATAAACAACGCTACTAAAAAAGGTTTACCTGCCGTAGAAAAACAAAACAACAGTTATGTAGCTCCTGCTTTATTAAGCAAACGTAAATTATCTACGCAGCAACAAATAAGTCAGCAAGGTACTTTAGATAATGCTTTATCAATGGGTAGAAGAACAGCGCCACCTATTAAGAAGATTAGAATATTTGATTTTGATGATACTCTAGCTAGATCTAAGAGTATGGTTATAGTTAACATGCCTTTCTTAGATGCTAAAAATGAAATGGTAGATGTAGTTGCAAGACGCATGTTTAAAGATGAGTTTAAAAACCTACCTAGCTACAAGCGAACGTTTAAAAGCTTAAACGCAGATCAGCAAAGACAAGTGCTTCAGTCTATTCCAGGTAAGACTATAAAAATTAACGCTACAGAGTTTGCTCAACAAGCGGCAGACCTAGAAGCTATAGGCGCCACGTTTGACTTTACAGAGTTTAGTAAAGTTGTTGAAGGTCAGAAAGGACCTTTGTTTGATGTAGCTAAAAAAATAGCAGATGCAAGAGGTACAGAAGATTTATTTATACTTACAGCAAGACCTCAGGAAGCTGCTGGTCCTATAAAAGAATTTATGAAGGCTTTAGGTATTGATATACCTTTAGCAAACATAACAGGTTTAGCTGATGGTACCGCTCAGGCTAAGGCTATGTGGGTAGCCGATAAAGCTGCTCAAGGTTATAATGATTTTTACTTTGCAGATGATGCTATTAAAAATGTTAAAGCTGTTAAAGAAGTATTAGGTCAAATAGACGTTAAGTCTAAAGTTCAACAAGCAAAAGCAAGTAAAAGACTTACGTTTAATACCGTAGTTAATGATATGATTGAATCCTCTTCGGGTATTGAATCATATAAAACTTTTTCTGCTGCAAAAGCTAGAACAGTAGGTAGAGATAAAGGTAGATTTGATTGGCTTACAATGGCTTCATCAGCCGAAGACTTTAAAGGTTTATTATATAGACTATTAGGTAACGGTAAAAAAGGTGAAGCTCAATATGAGTTCTTAAAAACAAACCTTATTGATCCGTACAATAGAGCTGAAGATTCTATAATACAAGCTAAAATATCTGCTGCCAATGATTTTATGGCTTTAAAAGCGCAGTTTCCAGGTTTGCCAAAAACACTAGAAACTGAAACAGGTGTTGGTAAGTTTACATATCAGCATGCGCTTCGTACTTATATATGGACTCAGCAAGGTATGTCTATACCTGGACTTTCAAAAACAGATGTTAGAAAACTTAATAAGTTTATAACTGACGACGCTAAGCTTCAAGCTTTTGCAGATCAACTCATATCTATTCAAAAAGGTAAACCATATCCTAAGCCTGGTAAAGAGTGGTTAGGTGGCAATTTAACTACAGATATTATCGGTGGTATTAATAAAGTTAACCGTAAAGAATATCAACAAGAGTGGCAAGAAAATGTAGATATTATATTTTCACCTGAGAATTTAAACAAAATGGAAGCTGCTTATGGTACTCGCTGGCGTAAAGCTTTAGAAAATAGTTTAGCTCGTATGAAAGCTGGTACAAACAGGTTAGGTTATACTGATTCTAGTAATGCTGTTCTTGATTGGGTTAACAACTCTGTTGGCGCGGTAATGTTCTTAAATACAAGATCTGCGCTACTTCAAACTATATCTGCTGTAAACTTTTTAAATTGGGGTGATAATAATATTATAAAAGCAGGCGCTGCATTTGCAAACCAAAAGCAATACTGGGCAGACTTTATGACTCTTATAAACTCTGATTACTTAGTACAACGTAGAAACGGTCTTAAAATAAACGTAAGTGAATCTGAAATAGCTGACGCAGTAAAAGATTCTCAAAACAAACCTAAAGCAGCTATAGCGTTTTTGCTTAGCAAAGGTTTTGTATTCACAAGATATGCTGATAGTTTTGCTATTGCTTCAGGTGGTTCTACTTTTTATAGAAACAGAATTAAAAAGTATTTGAAAGAAGGTATGAGCCAAGAACTAGCTCAAGAAAAAGCTTTTAATGATTTTAAAGATGTAGCAGAAGAAAGTCAGCAGTCTAGTGATCCTTCTAAAATTAGTATGCAACAAGCTTCTGGTGCTGGTCGTGTTATACTTAACTGGGCTAACACGCCGATGCAATATTTGAGAATACAAAAAAGAGATTTACAAGATTTAATAGCGGGTCGTGGTGATCCAAAAGTTAAAATTGCTAGAATAGCTTATTATGGTGTTGTACAAAATTTAATATTTAACGCCTTACAACAAGCTCTATTTGCAATAGGATTTGGTGATGACGACGAAGATGAAGATCCAAAGAAAAAAGCTCGTGATGATAAAAGAATAGCTAGAGTTGCAAACGGCATGATTGATTCTCAGTTAAAAGGCTTAGGTATTGCTGGTATGGGTATGTTATCTGTTAAAAACACTTTAATGAAAATTTATGAGGAATCTAAAAAGAAAAGACCAGAGTATGAAGCAGCGTCTATTGAAGCTTTAAGTTTTTCACCAGCTATAAGTTCTAAATATAGAAAATTTGTTGGTGGTTTAAAAAGCTTTAGCTGGAATATGAAAGAAATAAAAGAAAAAGGTTTTAGTCTTGACAACCCAGCTTATTTAGCAGGTGCTCAAATTATTACAGCTTTTACAAATTTACCTATTGATCGTGTTATGAAAAAAGCTAATAATATAAGAGGTATATTAAGTGAGCAATCACAAATGTGGCAGAAAGTAGCAATGGCTCTTGGTTATTCTTCTTATGATGTTGGCTTACCGTACTATGGCGGTTGGGATAAACCAGTTGAACCTACGCCTGCAGAGCTTAAACGACAAGAGATTGATGTAATGAAACGAGATACTAGTACAACGGAGCAGACACAAATGCTATTAGATCTAGGTCTTGATAAAAAACAAATTAAAGCATTGCGTTATGAAGACGCTAGAGTTAAAAAAATAATTGAATTACAAAAAAAGAAAAAAGATGAGTAGTCCTTTATATGGTAAAATAAGCTCAGCTTGTAAAGCTGCTGCAAAAAGAAAATTTAAGGTTTGGCCTAGTGCTTATGCTTCAGGTTGGGGTGTAAGATGTACTAAAGCTGGTGGACCTAGTAACTTTGGAGGTAAAAAGAAATAATGGCTTATAAACAAAAAACACCAATGATGCATTGTGCTGCAACTGTAATGCACTCAAAGCCGTGGAATAAAATGCGCAATAGAACTGCTGCTGTATCTGGTAGAGGTGACGGTAATAAAGTCGGTTTAGCACATGCAGAAGAAAAAAGATCTCCACTTAATAAACAAAAAGGTGGTGGTACAACTAAAACTTGCTTACCAGCTTCTAAAATAAGAAGTATGAGTAAAGAACAAAGAGAAAAGCTAGTAAACTCTAAAAAATCCGCTGGCGCAAAAGGTAAATATAAAAGATCGTCCAAAACAAATGTTAAAGGCGCTCGTAAAAAAGGAGCTACACTCAGAGACTGGTTTGAAAAAGAAGACTGGAGAAGGGTTGATGATCCATCAAAAAAATGCGGAGAATAAAATGAGTTTATCAGATATGAAGCTATACGCTATGAGCGTAGGTACACTAGGCGTTACAACCTTTACACAAATAGAAGACGGTTTAAAAATTTTATTGTTACTTATAACTATAGGGTATACAATATCTAAATGGGTTAACATTAAAAAAGAAAAAGAAGATTGAAATATTTTAAACTAGAAGAGTTTGATTCACCTGATGAACCAGGTAGCGGTAGGCATATGAATAAAGAAATAATATATATGCTAGATGCGGTAAGAAAAGAATATGGTAAACCTATTAGAGTAAATTCTGGTTATAGAACAAAAGCTAGAAATAAAAAAATAGGTGGTGTTGCAGATTCTTCACACGTAAAAGGTTTAGCTGTTGATATATCATGCACAACATCTAGCGATAGGTTTAAACTATTAAGCTTACTAACAAAGACCGGTTTTAAAAGAATAGGTGTCGCTAAATCTTTTATACATGTAGACATCGATAAAGATAAATCACAAAATGTAATTTGGACATATTAATATGAAATCACCTGTAGAAATAAAAGAAAAAGCTTACGAAAAGCAAAATAGAAAAATGCGGTCAGAGTATACATCTGAAACCGGTAAGAAATTAGGCAAGAGACTTACAAAAGGAACTAACAAGCGAAGAGTGTCATTTGCTTGTAGATTTGCTGGTATGGCTGGAGCAATGAAAGATGCTAAAGGCGAACCAACTAAAAAAGCAATGGCACTAAAAAAGTGGGGTTTCGGTAGTGTAGAAGCAGCTAGAAACTTTTGTCAAAAAAATAAATCAAAAAAATCATGAGAAGTAAATCACCGTTCTATCAAGATAAATGTGCAGAAGCAAGAGCTAAAAAGAAAGCTGAGTACATGAAAAGAAAATCAAAAACATCAGTGAAAAGAGTTGATGGCAAAATGCAAAAATACGAAAAGCCTATTACTCCAGAGCAAAACTTAAAAGAGTTTAACGCAGAAATACAAGAGTTTGAATGCGTTGATGGACAGCTTAAAATTAAACAAGTAGAAAACGATTAATTATGGGAAAATTATTAGTAAAACTAGGATTATGGATGCAAGCTTGCTGGTGTAAGCTAATGTGTAAATGGAACTGGTTAGTTTCAAAATTAATTGTCAACGTAAAAAACTGCCCTGTAGCGGAGTGTGTCTGTAAAAAATAAGGAACAAAAATAAAATGGGCGTACCATACCCAAAAGTTCCTGTAACCGAAGGGGATCTCAAACGAGGTCCCCTTCATTGTTTTTATCCGTCACAGGCAATACAATCTTCACTCATAGCTTGTTGTGCTATATCACCGCGAAGCACTGATTCAGTTCTAGTATAGTACAAAGTCTTAATACCTTTCTTCCATGCTGACATATGAACCTGATTAATCCATTTAGGTGTTGCTACACTAGGAAACGCTAGATTTAAACTAACAGACTGATCTATATACTGTTGTCTTATACCAGCTTGATTTACTAGTTCGAGTTGATTGATTTCTTTAAACGTTTTAAAAACGTCTTTAGCCGGTACATCATGTGGTCCAACCACAACCCCGTCAAGCTCAGATAGACCTTGAACACTACCACCATCTGCCAGAATTTTATCCCATGTTTCATTGTTATTGATTTTAAGTTTTCTAAGTAATTTTAAAAGTGTAGGATTTTTTCTTATGAACGTACCTTTGGCAGATTGCTCTGTAAATACGTTAGCAGCCCAAGGTTCTATTCCCGGCGAAATGTTTCCGCTAAGCTTTGAATTACTAACAGTGGGAGCAATAGCGCGCAAGTGAGTATTACGCATGCTAGTGCCAGTACACCACAAAGGCTCACCATAAACCTCAGCAAGATCCCTACTAGCTCGTTCAGACTCGATTTTAATTTGAGAAAATATTTTCCTAGTTTCAAACTGAGCAAGTAAACCTTCAAAAGGAATAGCCTTTTCCTGGAGATAGGTGTGCCATCCCAATACACCCAACCCAAGCGCTCGTCCTTTCGTAGCGGAACGAATGGCATTTTCAAAACCTCTAAGTCCTTTTGCTCTTTGAATAAATTCCTCCATAACGCCATCAAGAAACCACGTGGCGTGGTATATAAGGTTGCTTCCTTTCCATTCATCATATTTAGCTAAGTTTAGTGATGACAAGCAACATACAAAGCTATGATTCTCATCCGTGTGTAATGTAATCTCTGAACATATGTTTGTCATATGTACCTTTAAGCCATTGTCTTTGTAGGCTCGAGGGTTATTCTTGTTTGTGTTACCTTTAAAAAGAATATAAGGCTCTCCAGTAGCTTTGCGCTTTTGAAGTAATTTTCCCCAACGTTTTCTAGCATCTTTATCTCCTTGTTCAATTCGTCGCATGAACTTATCGCCAACAACAGCGCATTGGTGCAGATTAAGTGATTGTCTGTTGACATCACCTTTGGGTTCGCGTATTTCAAGCCACTCATCGAAATCGGAGTGTTCAATATTAATATTAACTGATGCAGCTCCTCGTCTGACAGATCCTTGATTAGTGGCAAGTATTGTTGAGTCGTATATCTTACAAAACGGCACAACGCCATCACTTGTTCCATTACCTGTTATTTTAGCGCCGGCGGGTCTTATTTGATTTATACCGATACCAACTCCACCGCCGTGCTTAGCGAGTAGCATCATTTCTAGATTTTTACTTCCTATGTCTTGTATCGAGTCTGCAACATCAATGCCAAAGCAAGATATAGGTAAACCGCGATCAGTCCCTGTATTTGATAACACAGGACTAGCCAGACACAACCAACCATTCCAAATATAATCAAAGAACGTTCCAGCCATCTCAGGTTTATAAAGTCTACGCGCAACTGTTTTAGCAACTCGCATGTATGCTTCACGAGGCGTTTCATCTTGAAGTAAGTAACCGCCTGATATAGTTTTTTTGTATACGTCTGTATCACCCCATTTAGGATAATCTTCTCCTTTTTTCCATTCATTATTCCACATTTTATACTCCGTTTATTAAGTGTATTATCCATGCTATTAAACCATTTATGTTTAAAGCAACTAAATTCCATTGTTTACGTGATGATGTTTGTACTATCACACATACAAAACCCATAATAAAAAATATAGGGTTAATAGTCCACTGACCAGCAATAACGAAGCCTGCGCCCATGTACCCGACACGTGACGCAAACTTCTGCCAAGATGTGAGCTTATTAGTATAGCGTAGGGCTTTAATCAGCCTGTACTTCCACCTTCTCTTTCTTTGCATCTTTTAATTTATTTTTAATTTCTTCAATGGCTTTTTCGTAACCTGGCATTAACTTTACAGTCTCCAGTGTACCTACAGACAGATCTTTTAAATAAGCATTTTCATCTAGTAATTGCTTAATTATATTAATTGCTGCTTGTATCTTTTTTTCTAGCAGATCTGTTCTGCTTTGTTTACTTCCCTTCATATAGATCGTCTTCTATTTCTTTTTTAGTTAGTATAACATCAAAGCCATTACCAAATGTCTTCGAAGTCTTCTCCTTCGTTAGCTTTGCTATAGTCCGTCGGCCGTATTGCGAAAAAATCAGTATGAGTGACCCCGCCGGTAAGATGATAGAACCAATCAAGATTAGCCGCTGCACCCTTGTCATACGTGAAATGGTTCCCAAGGTTAGTGTAACCCAGTTCAACAAGTTTTTCATTTGCTCTCTTTTTTATAAAATACGTAAGATCATTAGCTGATATACCTTCGATATCACCCATCTCAAACATCTTGTTAATATACTTAGTTTCAAGATCAACCATAGTTTCTGCAGCTTTTACTATATCTTCTCGACATAAATTCAGTAATTGATTGTTTTCACTGCACATATCGCGGAAAAGCTTGCAACCCATTTTACTGTGCAGGCTTTCATCGCGAACAGACCATTTCATTTGTTGCCCGATACCCTTAAGTAAATTTCGAAGCTGAAAACTATACAGCACTGCAAAAGCACTATACAGACTAACTCCTTCAGCGAAGGCTGAAAATACAGCCAAGCTTTTACCAATGCCCACAGAATTATCGCCGTCGTAAGCAACCAGATTATCAAATCTCTCAGCCGTTGCCGGTTCATGTAAGAATGCTTCATAGTCTTCAAGTCCTAATGTTTCATTTAAATAACTGTATGCTACTGCGTGTATCGTCTCTTGAGATCCAAACATCATAGCCATTTGCTGTATTTCATATTTTGGAAACCAGCTTACTACTTTTTGGGTCCAGTAATCAGAAACCGCGCACTCCGTCTGTGCGAAGCCCAGTAATATATTACCGACCAGGTTCTTTTCTTTATCATTTAATTTTTCGTTCCAGTCTTTAACATCTCCGCTCATTGGTATTTCAGTATGCAACCAAAATGCCTGAGCTTGTTTTAACCAACCTTCTGTGTAATACTCTGGGTACTCAAAAGGCTTATACGGTATTCTTTTATCAAATAATCCCATTACTTATATAATTCTAATGCTATGTCAATAAAAGGCACATATAATACGTGTGTTGTTTGTTTTTCTTCATTATAAGATCTCATACCTAGTAGTATGCCAGGATAAAAACCTAATGATAAGCTCCATGATTTATTCATATTTTTTTACTTAATATTAAAGGTGATTCGTCTTTGTTTGTTGATACAAAATAGCATGCATCATTTTCTTCTACTAATATTTCTTTGTTTTTAAATGTTTTAGGATATTTAGTTAAAACATAATCAATAACATTTGATTCCATATCTATCTTGTATTTCTACTAATTCTTTGTATTTTATTTTACCTCGCGCTTCCCAACTCCATTGCCACCACTTATCGATTTGACGCTCAGCATACTTTTGTCTCGCTAACCTTTTCGCCTCGAAAGGATTAGCTTTATTGTTTCGTCGCATTCTTTTTGATTTTGTGGTTTATATAGTGCTACATTTGGAAACTGCGTCATAACAAGTCTTTTAAATAATTTCCAACGCATTGGAAAAGACTCGTTAGCTCTACCTTTTGTTTCAATTATAAAATCATCACCAATAAAATCTGGTGTATACTTTATAGGTAGTATACGCTTGCAGCCTCTGTTTTTATAATCACCTTTACCGTTAGCACATCTTTCATATACTTCATTATCAAAATGAAAACCGGCAAGTAAAACAAAAGTCTCTCCTTCGTATTTGGCTTTAATTTTTTCTTTTTTCAAAGCCATATACATATAACGCTCAAGGCCAGATGCAAAGTTAATACCATCATATGATACTTTTTTTGACTGTACTGGCCCGCGTTTTTTCTTGCGTCTTTTATAAGGTCGTTTCATCATGAACTTCTATTTCTTCTATATCAAAACGTTTGATCATAGCTTCTTCAATCTCATCGGACAAACATCTTTTTGCAGCTTCTATGTATAGCAGAGCATCCATAAGTTCTTCTTGCACATCAACTAAGAAACGATTAAGATCTTTTTCTTGACCTTCTATTTCCTGCATCATTGTAGCTCCATATTTCTTTTGGCCTACTAAACTACGTTCGTCCATTTTCTTAAGTACAGCTTGTACTATTGCATCTTTAGTTCTTATCTTCATAGCGTTTGTTTTACAAATGTTCCGTTGAGCATTTTACCTCTACGCATAGATATTTCAGTATAAGCTGAATCAATACAGTCTTCAATAGTAAAGCCTTCAAGTTCTGCTAAGTTTGTAAGAACTACAACCATATCACCAATAGCATCTTGTATTTCTGGTTTATCTTGCTTTAGTATTGCTTGAGCAAGTTCACCAGCTTCTTCCATTAACTTTACATACTGCGTATGTGAATTACCTTTATCGTATAAACCTCTGTCTTTAGCCCACATTCTTATAAGCTCAAAACGGTTTGGTATTTTTTCAACACTAGTATTGTACTTAGGTTTAGGTGTGTGTTTTGTGTCTAGAAATGCTTCATAAAAAGCTTTGTTATAAACATATGATCTATTATGATTATACATTGACTCTTTAACATTAGCCATTATCCATGAAATCGTTCGTTTAGTAATTTCAAACTGGCCGTGATCTGTTTGCCAAGTAAGACCTATATTATCCTGCAATTGTCCTTTTAATTTATTAACTGGACAAGGGAAAGTTGAGGTTTGTTCTGTTGCGTTTATCTTCATTTTATTAAATAAGTGTTTATATAGTTTTCTATCGACCTTATAGCCGTAAGACTTTTGAAGTTCTATTTCACGGTCTGATATATAATTTATATCGTTTGACTGTTCAAGAACTTCATACTCATTCTCCTTATAACCTTGCATAAGGGTAACCCGTGTATTAAGATCACGTGTAACGCCGATCTTTTTACCTGGTATGTGGTATAAATAATACATAAATTTTAAAGTTTATCGTTATATAAGTGCATGTTGTGTGCGTGGTGGTAATACCAGCCAATTTCTAAATTCAGTCTGTCTGCAATCATTTTTTGCAATGATGAGAATTGATACTGATCATTACAGAAACCGTACCAGATGTCATTAGAACGCATATAGACAGACATGCAAAGCTGATTACCTATAATAGTAAACTGAATTGCATAAGTACAAGGTGTGTCTTTCTTGTATTTATCATATTCTTTGCCGTCGTATATACTAATTGCTGCGTGACGTGTATTAGGATTTGTTTTAAGTTTTGCACAGACGTAATCTATTTGTGCTTTACGTTTCCATTGATAACCATAATTACTGTTTACTTCACGATCACTGTTTGCCATACGTTCCCATATCGGTGGTATCTTACCATACAGCTCACCAAGCTTATCAATGCTAGGATCACCCGACAAATACCATTGCCATTCAGCCTCAGCATACTCTAAACTCCAATTACGTTCTTTATTTTTAATGTGGTTGTCTTCAGGGTTTATTATATAAAAGCCACAATTAAATATAGCCTGCGTGCCGTCAAACTCTATACCGTTTATAATAACCTCATCAAGTAAAGCCTCATATGCTTCATCTGCGTTTTGAAATGTGTTTTTCATAATAGTATTTATAATATTCGTAAATCTTTTCCCATATCAAACCTTTAATATAATGATTAGGATCTTCATGTGTTCTACCGTTGTTTGTTATAACAACAGACCATCGCGTTTCGTTAATAGCTTTTGGTGCAATGTATATTTTATTTCTTATACACCATATGTAAGCTTTTAATTCTAACTCTGACGCATTGTATGTACCCATGTTTATCTTTTTACCCCATGCCATTTATTCCCAAGGCATTGGATCTTCACTAATACTAATTGGCTCGTGTGGTATAAAGCAGCCAGACTTTGGTTCCCACTTAAAATGTGCTTCAGCTTGATTCTCACCAAGGTTTTGAAACTTAACTTTAAGCACTTTAGCTTTAACGGTTTTGTTTTCATAATCTCTATGAACTAGCAAACCATGATAACTAGCATCGTACCATTCGCCTCCGCCTTTTATACTGTACATTGTTGGCTCTTCAATTTTACCGTCTTTGTCTTTATACATTTTAGTTGGGTGAGCAACAACAAAAACTAAAACGTCAAACTTTTTAGCAAACATTTCAATTTTAGTTAAGTACTCCATTGTATACCTGTTAACGTCTTCTGTCTTACAGTCAACATCTCTAACTTTATTAAATGGATCAATGACTAAGCATTTAATACCTTTACGTTTAACTAGCTCAGCACCCTTTTTAAGTACTGACTCTAGAGTATATCGCTCCATATCAATATGAAAGAAATTAGTATTACAATGATCAGCTACTTGATTCCATTTAGTACCGTGTATATCTCTTGCTGTTGGCATGCCTTGCCAAACCTTACGCATTAACTTGTGCGCGTGAAGGTAAGTTGGGACATTTTCCGGACTAGCAAACGCCGTTTTCCAGCCATAGTTTTGGTTATAGCCAACAACCATCTGATCGACAAAATCTGATTTGCCGCTACTCGGAATACCAGTGACAGTAATAAACTGACCAGTATAAGTTGAAAAGATGTTATCAAAATTTTCCAAACCAATTTGATATCCAGGTTTAAACCCGTTACGAACAAAGTCCGTGACTTCGTCCTCAATGTCCCTAAATGTCGTGACATTTTCAAGCGGTACCGGTCTTGCGCCTGTAATACGCTCTGCCAATTTTTGTTTGTCATACTTTAATAAATATTCGTTAGCATCCTTACAATCATCAAACGTAGCTAAGTAACATACTTCAGATCCTAATCGTCTTATAAGTTCTGCTTGTAATGCTTGACCCGCTTCGTCTGAGTCTACAGCTAATATAACTTTTTCTTTATCTTCAAAATAATCAATACAGTTGTCAAGATAATCTAAGTTATTAGTATTTAATGTAGCACCGTTAGGTACAGATATTGCATTTGTTATACCAGCTTCATGTAACGCAAGCACATCCATTTCACCTTCAACTATGACACAAGAGTCATAACCTACAATGCTATCAATATTATAAAATACCTTTTCAGCTCCTTTATATAATTTAAAGTTCTTTCTTCCATCGCGGTATTTAATATTTATTAACTCACCGCCTATAAAATAATTGAACTTTATCGTGTTCTCGGCTCTACCGGTTTGTGGCATATATTCAGATCCCTCGCCGACGTTTAAGTCAGCAAGGGTTTTCTGAGATATACCTCTTGATTTAAACCATTCAACAACTTTACTATCAGGTGGTTTGATAACCTCTTGTTTGGGTCTTTCATATACCTTAACAGTTTCACCTTTACGTTTGTATGTGTGAAGTTGAAAAGTTGTATTACAGTTGTGACAAGTACCGAGACCCCGTTCCCAATCATAAGACGCGCATTTTGCCTTTTGATTTTTAGGTTTTCTAGTGTGAGAACAAATAGGGCATGTACCCTGTTTTTTGCCTTCTTCTAGCTTATGTTGATTGAAGTCATCAATCAAAAATCCATTGATCTCTGTTGTCTGCATTTAATTTAATTAAAATGGTAAATCATCTACTGGCTGTGCAGCTGGTGCTGCTTGTTGCGGTTGGTCATCACGTGGCGCAGTTGCAACATTGTCGCCGTTAGTCCATACAACTTGTACATTACCTAAGTAAGTTTTAGCTGTTTTAGACTCACGTTCTTCTTTTGATTGTGCTACAACAATAGGACCTTGATTGCCGAACTGATCGACTTCATCATTAATCGTTATTGTTATAGGTAAGTATTTACCTTTTTTACCTATGATAATTTTATCTTTAGGTATATCATTAAGGTTAATACTAGCTTTAATTATAC